TTCCGATCTCGTCAACGTGATCGACAACGCCTGCAAGATGCTCAGGTGTCCTGAATGTAAATGTCAAATACAGGCTTATCCGTTTTCATACGCAGTCGGGACAAGGGGCTATTCCTTCTGCCCGTATTGTGGAAAGGACATGAGAAAGCATGAGACAGAAAAAACCACCAGTTAATCAGTATCTAAAACTATTAGAAATATTAGGAAAGGTAGGTAACGAAGGTATGGGAATACCAATCACAAAAGGAAAGGTCGAGACCGCGAAGAAGGTCGTTATTTACGGCCCGGAAGGCATAGGCAAGTCAACTCTGGCTTCATGCTTCCCTGATCCCGTATTTATCGACACGGAAGGCTCGACGAAGGAACTTGACGTCGCCAGATACCCGACACCGTCGGCTTGGGCAGACATCATCAACTGTGTTAAGGACTGCGCACAGAACGCACCATGCAGGACTATCGTCATCGACACGGCTGACTGGGCAGAGATGCTCTGCATCAAGTACACGTGCGCCAAGTGCAACGTCAACGGCATTGAGGACGTGGGATATGGCAAAGGCTATGTCTATCTCTCGGAGAACTTCAACGAACTGCTCAAGGCTTGTGACAAGTGCATCGACAGGGGCATCAATGTGGTCTTCACAGCTCACGCGTTCATGAGGAAGTTTGAGCAGCCTGACGAGCTCGGCGCTTATGACAGGTGGGAAATGAAGCTCACCAAAAAGGACGCACCGATGCTCAAGGAGTGGGCTGATATGGTTCTGTTCTGCAACTACAAGACCAACGTCATCACTGACCAGACCACGAAGTCCAAGAAGGCAACGGGAGGATCCCGTGTGATGTATGCAGCACACCATCCGTGCTGGGACGCTAAGAACAGATACGGACTTCCAGACTCAATGCCTATGAGCTTTGACGAGATCGCGCATCTGTTTACCAATCAGCCTGAGCCTGATTACCGCGTTCAGCTCAGGACTTTCATCAAGGACAACAATCTCAACATGCAGGAGATAGTCAGTGCCTGTGCACTGGGCAATTCGTCCACCAACGCGGACTTTAAGGCAGCACTCGAATACGCAAAAACATTAACAGGAGGAAATTGACATGTCAGAAGAAGAAAAGAATGTAATGCAGGATCAGGACTGGGACTCAGGTCTCGATGCAGAGTACGGTGATAACGACATTCCGGCCGTAGGCGAATACGGTTTCCAGGTCATCGAGTTTGAGAAGACATTCTCCAAGAAGGGCTACAAGATGGCGAAGCTTACCATCCAGCTCGACAAGGAGAACGGACATAACTGGAAGGTCTCGGACTACATCGTCCTGACACAGGCATGGAAGTGCGCACAGTTCTTTGAGGCTCTCGGTCTCAAGAAGAAGGGCGAGCCTCTTGACCGTATGCCCTGGGAAAAGGTCCCCGGCGCTTCCGGTCGCGTGAAGATCAAGCACGAGATCTACAACGGGGAAGAGTATTGCAAGGTTGACAAGTACCTCATCTCCGAAGCTACCAAAGCTCCCACAGCACCTAAGACAAAGACACCCGGAGAGGATCTCCCGTTTGAGGTCTAATCATGAACGATAGCAGAGCATTATTGGAAGCGCTAAATGCGCTCCCACCATCAAAACTTAACTACCAGGAGTGGTTAAATGTCGGCATGGCCCTCAAGGCCGAGGGCCTGCCGTGCTCTGTTTGGGATGACTGGTCAAAGAGTGATACCGCACGTTACAAGTCGAAAGGCTCGGGGAGCTGCGCAGAGAAATGGGAAACCTTCAACAGTACCGGCGTAAACGGTGGCACCATTATCCACTATGCCGAGACCTATGCAGGTTTCAGATATGTCAAGGAACTTGACTGGGGTTCCGGTCTCGATGCCACATACGAAGAGGCTATCTCTGTCCAGGCTAAGCCTGACGAGAAACCCTATCAGATGGCCGTTCGCTTTCTTGAGACACTCTTCAAACCCGAAGAGACCGTGTCTTTTGTCTGCACAGCACAGTGGGACGAGGAAAAGGGAAAATGGAAGCCTATCGGAGCAGGTCCGGTCAGGAAGTGTTCTGATATTATCAAGGACCTCAAAAAGCACAGACGGCTTGAAGATGCCTTTGGAACTATCAACGAGGATGCCGGAGCATGGATCCGTCTTAACCCGACAACAGGTCCCAACAACAAGGACGTTACTCGCTATGCTTATGTCCTCGCCGAATCAGATAATCTTACCATAGAGGAACAGAAAAAGCTCCTGATCGGATTCAAACTCCCGATCGCAACACTGGTCGAGTCAGGTGGAAAGTCCGTGCATGCTGCTGTCAGAGTTGACGCCAAAGATGCAGCCGAATATCGCCAGCGCGCCCTTTTCCTATTTGACTGGCTTGCCAAGCACAAGTTCATCATTGACGAGAACAACAAGAACGAGGCAAGGCTCTCACGTCTTCCCGGTGCCATGCGTAACGGGAACCTGCAAAGGCTTATCGCTACTAACATAGGCTGTTCTTCCTGGCTTGAGTGGATAGACTACATCGAAGGGATTGATGACGATCTCCCGCCGTTCAGAAGCCTCCGAGCCCAGACGAAAGAACCTCCCGTTCAGTCGCCTGAGCTCATCGAAGGCATCCTCCGAGAAGGGTGCAAAATGATCATTACAGGTCAGAGCAAAGCAGGGAAGACCTGTCTGTCCCAGAATCTCGCAGTGTGCATCGCAGAAGGCAGACCGTGGCTTGGAGAGTTCAAATGCGAGCAAGGCAAAGTCCTCTACATTAACCTTGAGGTTGAAGAAGCGTCGTTGTATCAACGATTCCTTGCCATGTATAAGGCACTCGGAATCAAGATGACCGATGTGGGTGGTGACAACATCATACCGTGGAACCTCCGAGGACATGCCGCCTCTATGGAGAAACTCGCGCCGAAGATAATCAGACGCTGCCGTGACACGGGACCCTACAAAGCAATCATACTGGATCCTCTTTACAAGGTCCAGCAGGGCGACGAGAACTCAGCCGAGGCTATCTGCAATTTCTGTAATGCCCTGGATAAGATCGCGCATGAGACAGGCGCTGCCATTATCTACGATCATCATCATCCGAAGGGAGATGCCAGGGAAAACGTCATTGACCGAGGCTCCGGTTCAGGTGTCTTCTCGCGTGACGCAGATGCGATTTGCGACATATCATCACTCAGTCCCGGGAAGGATATTCTTGAGCTCATCGGTGCACAGATGCAGGACGGTGAGAAGCCGATGCAGATCAGCTTCGTTTTGAGAGACTTCAAGGACATAGACCCGATCAATATCTGGTTCCGTTTCCCTCTGCACTTCATAGATGACGCAGGACTCCTTGAAGGAGCTCCCGTCAAAGGCAGCAGACAGGACAATCTGAATCAGAGCTCGAAGAGGACAACTCAGAATGAGCGCAAAACCGAACTTGATGACGTGTTCCGGGCATGTGAAGAGAATGGTTCGGCCAAGCTCTCCGACATGGTTGATTATGGCAAATTGTCAGAATCATCTATCAGGAGACACTTGAAAGAATTTTCAGACAGCTATTCCGTCAAAAACGGCGTAGTTTCAAGGGTTTCAGACGATTTTTGAAATTCTGTCATAGGAAACCGATTTTCCTTTGACAGAAAATTCTGTCAAAGGGAGTTTTCCCCTATGAAAGTGACAGAATTTCTTCCGTCAAAGGATTATATAGGTGAAAGTGAAAGAATTTGAAAATCTGTCAATGACAGAAGTGACAGAAATCAGTCAGCGGCCGCTACCGCTGCTGACGGATTTCCTCGTCACTGGGTAGCCTTTGACAGGGATTCTGTCAAAGGAAATGACAGAAGTGACAGAAATTACAGAAAGGATAATGAAAATGCCAAATTATAACTACAACTATTACGAGCATATATCAGAGGAAGCTTTTGTAGCACATGACGAAGGAAGAAGAGAGGAAGTGCAGCTCTACATGCTCGACACAATAGCACGTTCACTCGCTTGCATCGCAGATGTGCTTGAAAAGGTAACCGGAAACAGCGCGCCGAAAGAAGTCGATTATCTCTACGACCTTGTAAAGGAAGATGACGATGATAACAGCTAAACAATACACCGACACCTACAACAGATGGACCGAGTCGCTGCGCAAGAGCTCCGAGATGCTTACGGCATCTTCCGAGTGCAGGAAGGTCCTTATCAAGAATGTTGACAGTGCAGATCCTCTCGACCTTCTTCAGGAAGCAGTCAACTGTATTTACGATCTGACAGGAGACAGGTGCTTCTTGAAGGAAGTCACCGAGGGGATAGAAAGGAGAAGAAAATGGAAAACTACAATTTGAGACCGTGCCCGTTCTGTGGAGGCAACGCAGTATTCAAAGTCAATGGCACTATATCAAGCCCAAGTAAAAGTGCAATGACCTTTTGCGTTCAGTGTGTAAAATGCGGTGCTCGTGCTCCGTCAGGACACGTTTCAGAGATCTCTTTCAAACTATACGACGATGGTGAACTGAAAATCACAAAAGATGAAAGAAGTTATGAAGCAGCGTGGTGGAACGGAACTATACACAAAACCGGAAAGGACAACAAATGAAAGACAGATTCTTTTTATACTTTGAGACCATGCCAAAAGGAACAGCGCAGCAGAAACGCTACAACGGCAGGACTCACACTTATTTCAAGGACAGGAAGCTTATGGCGACCGAGCGAGAGTTCTTCACGGCACTCAAGCCTCACGCACCAAGGATCCCGTCAGAGCTCCCGATCGAGCTTCACGTCTGGTTCTACTTTGACGTGAAGAACAAGTCCAAGTGGGGAAAGCCCAAGACCTCAAAGCCGGATGTTGACAACTTTTCTAAGGCCTTTATCGACCAGATGACCAAGACGGGCTTCTGGAACGATGACTCACAGATAACAGATCTTCACCTTGAGAAGTTCTACGCAGAGAAGGCCACCATCGTAGTCGAGTGGAAGGAGATATAACATGACTATTTCAATATCAACATTAATCTGCTATTCCCTCGTATGCTTCTTATTCGGAGCTATTATAGCCACCGTCGTAGTGTGGAATATGCAGGACAGTCACTATGAGCAGAAGTTTAAGGACATGGAGGATATTGTTAATGAAAGCATACAGCAGGCCAATAACTGGAGACACTGGACTAATGTCTATAGGAGGTTGTTAGACGAGTCCGAGAAGAAGAACACCATCATCATTAACGAGCAGT